ATGCCATTGGCACCAACGCCGTCAAAGACTATATGAACTCTCTTGTTAGGGAGAAGGAAGAAGCAATCAATTTCCTTGACTACGCCCTTAAGAACTGGGAGGACTTGCAAGGCGCTGCCGATGATAACTTCTATGCCAAATGCCTCGTCAAAGCAGATTCTGCTGCCTACCAGACTGTCACTGCTTGTGACTATGTGAAATTCTCGCTGCGCTGCAAGCTATTCCGGCGCATCCAAGGGAGACAGAAGAAATATGGAGAAAAGGATGCTCCCGATGGTTACAAGATGAGCGACAATGGCATTCAAGGGCGAATGGCATTCTTCACTGTTAGCTACAGAAAGACTGGCAATCGTGATTACATTGCTATTCCCATTGTTTTTGCTGTAAGACGCGCAGCGGATCAAGATAGCTTCATTGGGCTTGATTTCAAGGCTCCCGAAACAGCCAAGTGGGAGTTCAAGATGGAGCCCATTGGTGATATTGGTGCAGAAACGCAAGATAGCGGTCAGTCGCAGTTTGCTTTCATTGAAAACAGCGGCAAGCGTTCTAGTTATGGGCTGGGCGATGGGGGAAGGATTAAATGGACAGGATCGTTGGTTAATGCTGGCCTTCTCAATAAAAATGCCCTAGAAGAGCGAGGCCCTCTCTACACCAATGAATGGGACTTGTTCTCTGTGCGATCTGACACTAGTACACAATTTAGCTTTGAAGGCGGGCCTGAGTTCAAGATTACTGCCGTCACGGAACAGCAAGTAGGCGGCACCAGCGGTAAGTACGAAGCCATGAGCATGGCTGCGCTTGGCGTGTATTCAGGCAAAGGCGTGCAGGATTTGCGCTCTATCACTGCCTGTGTGACAGAAGGCAAGGAAAGTTGGGTGGTAGACGAGAAAGATGGTACGCGCAGCAGGAGCGCCAATTCCACAAGCTACGCGCCTGACATTTTCGCTGACACTGTTCTTGACGCGGACAATGGCATTGGCAAATATGCCAAGCCAGAAGGCATTGACTGGGAAAGCCTGGCACTTGCTAAGCGGTTTTGCAAGAACAATGGGCTAGGCACAAGGCTGTTCATGAACGGCGTAATTGCCGACTTGTCATCGTGGCGCCAGTTTTGGGCAGAAGTGGCGCCTTACAGCCTGCTAGAGCTCGCAAGGATTGGCGGCAAGGAAGCCCTGATCCCTGCAGTGCCAACCAACAGAAGGGGAGAGGCGAATCGTGAGGTGACAATTTCTGCCATGTTCACGGCAGGCAACATCCTTGAGGGCAGCTACAAGGAAGAGTTTGTGGACTATGGCGACAGTTCACAAGACCTCATTGCCACTGTCATCTATCGAGACACGGAAGTACAAGACGTGTTTCCACGCAATGCAAGTGTGCAAGTGAGCCCAAATGACGTGCAGGAGGGCACTGCCATCAGGCAGACGTTTGACTTATCGCAATTTGTCACACAGCGGGAACAGGCCGTCTTGTTCGGCAAGTTGTTGTGTAACCAGCGGCGATGGATGAGACGGGGGGTTGAGTTCAAGACATTCCCCACTGACTCTCCCGTGTCGCCCGGAAGCTACGTCTACGTGGACATTGGGCTCAACACTTGGGACCGCATCTCCTCCGGCATGATCATGCAAGGCGGGGAACTCAACATTCCACTGCGTTCCTCCATCGTTAGTGGCAACTACGACATGCTTGTGTATCAAGCAGGAAAAAAAGTCGAGAGTTTGTCTGGCGTGGCCGTCGTGAATAATGCCACAACCGGAGTCATTAGCGCAGCTTCCCTTGCAAGCAGAGAGGGTGCGATGTTTGTGCTTGGCGTGAAGAACAACAGAAAGCGCGTGTTCAGAGTGACAGAGGTGGCAATGGACGAGGAAGGAGAGGTGACTATCAAGGCCATGGAACACCCATGTCAAGATTCCGCCGGAAAGCTCTTGAGTAGGGTTGCAAACTTCTCCGACAGCCTATTCAAGGTGCTATAGGGCATTGGTGATGCTTAGTGGCTAAGCTGATAGAAAACAATAGGTGATATGGGCTTCTATACTGGCCGCACTGGATCGCTGAGGTACAACGGCAGTTCAGTGGCCAAAATCCGTGACTGGTCGCTTGAGACAACGGTAGAGCTTCTTTCCACCAATGACATTAGCAGTGTCGCCAACACATTCACTCCTGGCGTAAAAGGAGCCACTGGTAGCGCAACACTGCTTTACTATCGGCTGGAGAGCGGCGAAAGCAGTCAGTACACACAATTTACGCAACTTCTTGGGAATATCATGAGGATTGGTGAGATTAACACCAATCATCGAGTGCGCTTGATCCTCAATGTGGGCAACAAGGACGAAGATGATATTAAGCTGGACGCATACATTACATCTGCGCAGGTTGGCTCCAGCACTGGAGAACTAAGTACGGTTTCCATTCAGTTCACGATGGATGGTGATTTTGTTGAAGTGATTGAATAAGAAACAGCATGACAGTATTCGTTGGGCACAAAGGGAACATCCGGCTTCGGCGTGGACTAAAGCTGAGCTATGGGCGACTGAGTGAGCAGATAGTACCAGACGACGTAAACCTGTCACTGAACCGACTTAGCTTTGATAATGCCATTGACAACCTGCTAACGGGCGACCGGCTAGAGATGCTCACTAGCGATCCGCGAAAGCTCGTTTGCTTTCCTCCATCGACCTGGCTTGACAACCAGTTAAACGATGAAGTGAGCCTCTACATCAATGTGAACGCAGCAGGCGGTTTGCGATTCTTCCGCAGCTTTGAGGATGCCGTAAACAACGTAAGGGCCAGAGAAGTGCCTCTACAGGCTTTTACTGGCGATCCTCTTAACATTGAAATACAAGTGAAGGACACGGCCTATAACGTGCTTGGCAATGTCACTGGCTATACGTTCAACACCGACCGCGAGGCCATTGACACCACCAGTCTTGCGGACAAGTTTCGCAGCCAGTACACGGCTGGCTTAATCAGCGGCAATGGCACCATTGATTGCTTGTTTGACTACAAGACCAGCGGAGCAAAGGAAATGCCCTTGCTCATGCTTCAACTCGTTCAGCGACTAGACATTGGCAGCGAGTTTGACCTTGCGCTTTACTTAACTGACGGCACATCCACCCCTGGCGCAAGTAGCGTCTTCTACGAAGTGGGGGCGATGGTGACAAGGGCAGGAATTACAGTGGAGGATAGCTCCATTGTCTCTTGCACTATTGACTTCGTAAGCACTGGCGAAATCAAGCTTCTTGTTGGCCAGCCTTCGGGTTACATCCTGAAAGAAGATGCTGGCTTGATTGGCCTTGAACAGTCGCTAGACTTCCTCTTGCAAGAAGTGGAAGATTAGACTAAGCATAACTGTTGAGAGGATACCACCTTGGCTGACCAAAGAATCTCACAACTGCCAGCGCTGCCATTAGCAGCAATAGCATCTGGAGACTTATTGGCGGTTGTTGATGTTTCGGCGTCACAAACCAAGAAGACCACTGTTAGCGAGCTGGTTGCTGCTGGCGTGGCATTGGTCCCTAGCGGCACTCTCAACCTTGGCCTGTTCAACCAGAACAGCACTACCAAGCTCGGCACTGCCTCCATTGCCGATGATGCCATTACGGCAGCAAAGCTGGCAAACGACAGTTCCATTGCCGTGCAGACCACGGCGCCTAGCGGGGATAACTTTGAAGGGAGAGGCTTTTTCAATAGCTCCACTGGCAACCTGCAAGTTTTCAATGGGACGAGCTACCAGCAAGTAGTGCTTGGCGCTTCAGGGATTAGCGATGGGTCGATCAGTGCAACGAAGATTGCAAGTGGCACGATCACCACGGCTCAAATTGTTTCTTCTGGCTTGAACACTGCTGCCTATGCCGATGGCAGTGTGTCTGCCGCGAAGATTGCAAGCGGCACGATCACGACTGCGCAAATTGCAAGCGGCACGATCTTGGCTGGCAACATTGCCACTGGCACAATCACTGGCACTCGCCTGGCTGCTAACACTGTCAACTACGACCGCATTCAAGCAGTGTCCTCTGGGGACCGCCTGCTGGGGCGTAGCTCGGCCACTAGCGGCACCATTGAAGAGATTGCCTGCACGGCTGCGGGAAGGGCCTTGCTGGACGACGCAGACGCCACTACGCAGCGTGCAACGCTCGGCCTGGGCACGCTTGCCACTGCCAACGGCACATGGACAAATGGCAGCACGTTTGCTGGCACCAGCACTGGCACGAACACGGGCGATCAAACGATCACGCTGACGGGCGACGTAACTGGCACTGGTAGTGGCACGTTTGCTGCCACGATTGCAAGCGGCGTGGTTAGTTCCGCCAAGATTGCGGACGGGGCAGTTACTGTAGCAAAGCTTGGAGATAATGCCGTAACGGCTGACAAGCTCAATGACAACTCTGCCGTTGTAGTTGGCACTGCAGCGCCTGTCGCCAGTGGTGCGTTCATTGGTCAGCAACATGTCAATACCAACACGGGCCTTGAATATACGTGGACTGGCTCTGCTTGGCAGCGCCTCAGTGGAATTGCCACGCTTGCTTTTTCTGGCAGCACTCCCCTCAGCTTCTCCCCATCGTATCCAGATAATTTCAGTTCCACCATCACTGTCAGCAGCAGTGCGCAGTCTGCTAACACTGTCTGGGCAGGGCCGACTAGCGGCAGTGGCGTAGCCCCTACGTTCCGTGCGCTTGTGGCTAGTGACCTGCCTCTGGCGACTAGCGGCACGGTTGGAGCAGTGAGCCCTGGTACTGGCTTAAGCGTAACCAGCGGCGTCATTAACCACGTTAATAGCGTTTCTGGGACGACCATCAATGGTTTCACTTTTGACAGCCAAGGCCATATTTCTGCTGCGACTGGCCTTACCACTCTCGACATTCCAGCACTTAATGCCTCCCAAATTGAGACTGGCGAGTTCCCGACAGAACGCTTTGCCGATGATTCTGTCAACGGCGCAAAACTAGCTGACTATTCCACTGCTCAAATTGCAAACACGGCTCCACAGGCTGAATACACCGGCCAGCTTTTCTTCAACCCGCTAGAGCGCAGCTTCTTTATGTGGGACGGCAATGTCTGGCAGCCCATTGGTATCAGCGTTGGAGGCATTATCTTTGCTGGTACTTACAACGCCGCCAATAACACAGTCGCAACCGTCACAGATCAGGGTGATGCTATTGGCTTGATCGTGGGCAGCGGCCTGCCTGCAGCTTCTGATCAAAACAATGGTTTCTATGTTGTGGTATCAAGCGGCGGCACCGGCACTTCCCCCGCCCCTGGCGTTGCGCTTGCGCCTCCCGACTTGATCCTGAGCGACGGTAGCGCTTGGAATGAAATTGACTTGAGCACTGCTGCAGTGGGGCAAACTGCTTCTGCCGTTGCATTTGTGCCCAGCGGAACCATCACTGCAACCAACACGCAAGATGCCGTGGTGCAAGTATTGGATCAGTCAACCAATACGAACAGTCGTTTCTATGGCGTAGGCGCTGACACTGCTGCACTGCCGTCGTTCGTTTGGCAGAACGACACAGATACTGGCATGTTCAGGGCTGCTGCTAATACGCCTGCGATTGCGGCAAGCGGAGTGGAGATGTTCCGTCTTGACTTTGGTAATTCCCAGTCGGCGGGCGGGCGACGAATGCTGTTTGCTGCCACTACAGAAATTTCAACAAGCAATGGCGCCCTCTATTTGAACGCGGCTTCCAACACGTTCCTACTTACGACGATCACTGACACAACAGCATCTGCGGCCAATGCCTTTCTCACTTCAGGCGGTCGCATCCAGCGCTCTACTTCCTCCATTCGTTACAAGACAGACGTAGAAACCGCCAACCTAGAACAGAGCAAGGAAATCGTCTATGGGACGAGGCCCGTGTGGTATCGCTCTATTTGCGAGGGCGATCCAAAAGAAAATAGTTACTGGGGTTTTATTGCCGAGGAAGTGGAAGAGATTGATCCTCGTCTTGTGCATCACAATGCAGAAGGAGCGCCTGATGGCGTGCAATACGACCGCTACGTTGTCCACCTTGTCAACGTAGTGCAAGAGCAGCGTGCGCAAATTGAAGCCCTTGAAGCTCGCCTTTCCGCCCTGGAGCAGCAGTAGACTGTCGCTTTCTTTCTTTTCCCATGGCAGTCAAGGCTAAAACTGGCATCAGTGGGCAGCGCAATCAGCGCCCAGTGTCCCGCCCTAAAAAGACGCGACAGGGCAATGGCGCCCACAGTAAACCGAGTCACGGCAGGAAATTGAGCCGAGGACAAGGCAGCTAATCATCCCGCCCGCACTGTGCGGGCCTAGTCACCACCATGGCCCGCACTAATCCTCCAGCGTCAATCAATAGCCTTTTCGTTCACAACAATGCTCGACCTTCAAGGCCGCGGAAGAAGCCTATTGTCGATAAGGTGGTCACTCCAGAAATTGACATCAACCTTGACAAGCTAGAAATCAATATCACGGACTTCACTGGTGGCACGCCCACGCAGAATCTACAGGCAGCAGTGAATGCAGCGGCAGCACTCAACCGCCCTGCCATTGTCAAACTAGAACACGGCGTCACTTACAACTTAACGGCAACAATTACCGTCCCAGGAAACTATATCCTGATCGACCTAAACAAAGCAATTCTTGCAAGGTCAACGAACTATGGACCGACGTTCACCTTTGGCTACGACATAACCAGCCTTGACACCTATCGCTATACATTCTCCCCCACTGGCCTTATCAATGGCAAAATAGTTGCCACAGCCGACACCATGACAACCGGCTACCACATCTCGTTTAGGCACATATGGATGCCGTATGTTAAAGACATACTTATCGAAAATGGCAACGCCGGAATTGAGGTCAGGAGCTGTGCAGAGCTGCGTGCAGACAACCTTTACATTGATATTCAAGATAGACCAGCCCTACCATCTGGAAGGTTTGGCATCTTAATTGGAGCCATCTCTGCTGGGTTCTACCCTGGTGCCAACCACTATATTTCCAACCTTAACCTATGGGGAAGTCGTCCATCTCTCAACCCATTCCCTGGGGCATCTTTGTCTGTAGGTCTTCGGGTCATCGGATGTGACGGCCTCTGGGTCAATCAAGCTCACATCGCTGGAACCCAGGATGCCAACTATCAACTACTAAGTCAGTTCGGAGACTTTATCGGCAACGTCTCCTTTGTGAACTGCATGTCTGACAAGTGCGTTGGGACGGGCTTGGCCATTAGCGCAACCAACGGGACCATCACCAGTGTATTCTGGGATGGGTGGATCTCCGGCGGTGGAGCGAGGACCATCAACGAGAAGACAGATACACTTACAAAAGGCGCATCTGGTGGGACAGACTTACTAACAGAGTACTCGGTTACGCTTGTCAAAGAGGTCAAGCAAGGGA